CTACGGCTTTCCTTCTTCGACCGTGAGCGTCCAGATCACGCGATCTTCCTCATCCGTGATCCACCCGTAACCTCCGGCTTCAAGGTAGAGGTCAACCGGATAGTCCCTCGCGGCAGCGACCGCGTCGGTCGCATCCACCGCGCCCAACAGGATGTCGTCGACTATCGCCAATAGGCGGCCATCGGCACCGAGCCGCCCGGTCCGCAGTCGATAAATTGCCGCCATGGTGCCTCTGCTTGGTGCCAAGCATATCACGCCGGCAGCGGCGTCGCGAAAGGCAGCCGCTCGCGGCGAAGCCCTTGGCGACTCGTCGAGTTGCGACAACCTGACGCAGTTAGCTGTCCAATAGAGTCTAGGCTTTGCTTGGACGTTTTCAATGAAATCAAAGACTACGCCTTTCGTCGATTGTCTCACTAGGGTCTATTCCGACGTTGAGACGATCATATAAAGATCAACTAGAACTTGCGCGACTCGTCATACAGTCTTAATTTCCGTCTGTGTTCGATGGAATCTCTGTTTGAAGACAAGTGAGACTTACGGGGCATCGCCCCACTCCAAAATTATTGGAAGCAACGGTGCCCTGTCGGCTGACGGGAGCAACGATGCGGTCAGGGAGTAGGGAATGAGCGCGGTATCGACAGGCTGCAAACCGGCACCAAAACACCAGATACGACACGCTATTTGTGTCGAAATACCCACCTATGATGAAGGGGTCTTTTCGGCCGCCGATCTCGCCGGTCACGTCGCCGCTGCGTTTGAGAAGTTGCGCGACGAACCGCCCAGGACCGAGAGCGGTTGGCGTTCGGGTTGGTCTTTCCCGATCGTCCCTGACCCGGTCTTTGCCCCGGATTGGAGCGATCCCACGCCGATGCCTAAAGCCGCGCTCGGCGAAATCGCTGACGACGGCGACGGTTCCGAACCGTCCTGCGGTTCCGATGGCGAAGGTTCGTCCCGCGATCCGAACGGCTTTAGGTTCGGCTACGCGAAGGGCGGCGAGAAGCCGAGGCGGTCGACGCACAACGTTGACAAAGAGTATCGCAGCCGCGCCTCGCACCGCGAGACCTGTCGCCACGATCCCTCTGCTTTTGGCAAACTCATCACCGATGATCGCATTGTGGGCGGCATCGTCCTCAACAAGGACGAACTTGCTAGCGAGGCGCTCGACATCGTGTCGCGCCGCGAGGACAGTCCGGGCCTCGAAGTCTTTCGCCGCGGGGTCATCGCCTGGGGCAAGGCGGCTGAGCCGTTCCCGTACACCGAACTGTATTTCCGTCCCCTCGCTGAACGCCTAAGTGCCGAGGGCTATCAGCCGCCGCGAGCGCGGACTCCTTCGCGGATGCCGGGTGCTGTCGTTGGTGCGCACGCGGCTTGTGCCGAACACGGCATAGCGCTTGACGAACTGGAAACAGTTATCGCCGATGGCTCGAAACCGATCATTCGCCGTCACGGCGTAGTCCTGGCGCTGCGCAAGGGCGAACTGCCGAAGCGCCCAAAATACCCGCCGCCGCCGGCAAAGCCCGCAAGCGGCCCCGTGCGACACCTCACCCTCGTGGCCAGCAACACGGCCACCATCACCGCCGTCAAGCTCGATGGCGGGGAGCTTCTTGCCGCCTAATTCCAAGCAGGACTCGTCCCGTCATCAGCATCCGAAACCCCGGAGCCAAACGGCCAAGGAGGCCGAAGCATGCAACCGAATTCAAGAATCTGGACGCGGAGAGAGTCTGCCGACTATCTCCAAATCCCCGAGCGTTCTCTCGACAGAATCCGCGCGGAGGGCCGACTTCCGTGCTTGCGCCTCGGACGCCGCGTGAGATTCCTCGACTCCGACGTGAAGGCCCTTCTGACCGACGCGAGGCGCGCATGAGCGCCGTCGTTTCGATCCCGCGCTGGATCGTCGATCATCGCCGATGGCGAATGCTAACCCCGGCGGCGAAGTCGATCTTCGTTGAGTTGGCCTGCGGCGACGTCGGCGACGGCAAGCCGATCCCGCTGTCGATTCGCGACGCCATGTTCGCATGCCGATGCTCCACCGGCGCCGCGACGCGAGGTTTCAAAGCGCTAGTCGACGCCGGATTCGTCACTCAGGTGACGGGACGTCAGCGATTTGCAAGCACCTGGCGCATCGCCCAGGCGGCCTGACCATGCACCCGCTTGGAATGAGCCCGTCGCAAGCCCGTCGCCGCCGGCGAGGGCGGGCGATCTCGCGATGCATCGAAACCGCCCGGTTCGCAGCCGCCAATGCGCCGCAACCGGCTGCGACGCAAACCCTCCCGGAATCTCGCCCCGCCGCCGGCGCGCGAGACCGACGCAATTAGCGGCGCAAACCCGAACAGGTGAATGATGAAAGCATTATCTCCGGCCGCCTCGGCGCCGAGAGGACGACAAACGAGCAACGCGCCTCGCGACGTCCAAGTTGGCGATGACCTAACGATCCATGAGACGCGCCGAATTTCAGCGTGCGGACGGGAAGACGTCTTGCTCGCAATAAAGATCGGCGCACTCCGGTCCCACTACGAGAGCGGGCGTCGGCGGATCAAGTGGCACGACGCAATGAAGTTTCGCACTTGGTACTGGCGTGGTGGTCGCGCCGCCTTGCGGGGCAACGCCCAATGAGCGACGCCCTGCCTTGGCTTCCGCTCTACCATGAGACCTTTCTCGCCGACACGGCGCTTTTCTCGGCTGCGGAGGCTGGGGCCTACACCTTCCTGATGCTTCACTTTTGGCGGGATGGCGAATTGCCGGCCGATGACGAAGGGCTACGCGAGATTGCCCGCCTCTCCCCGCGCGAGTGGAAAGCGAGCCGCGCCAAGCTCGCTAAGCGCTTCACACCTGACTGGCGACACGAACGCCTTGAACGCGAGCGCGAGAAGTCTGCGGATGCCTATCGTCGAAAGGTGGAAGGCGGTCGGCGAGGCGGGCTCGCAAGGGTCGCGAACTCGCGGGTTGGTGGAGATAGTCGGCCCCTCGCGGATGATGAATTTTAGCCGGTGCGCCGGCAAGCATACCTTCAAGCATAGCTTCATGCTTAGCTTCAACGAGGCTTCAAGCTATGCCCAAGTATGCGCGTGTAGTTGTCGTTATAGGGGTAGTTGTCCTAGCCAGGAGTAGGAATTTAGCTCTGTAGGGGGTGCCCATTCCGACGATGCGAGATCACTTTCTCGCGGCCCCACGCCCCAACGAGGGCCGCCTGCGCTCAAACCATCTGGCGCGCCATAGTGCGCTCACGGCAGCGGCGCGCCGTCCTTCCAAATGAACCATAGACTCCCGATCACATAGAGAATCACACAGCTCGCGCTAAGGACTACTGAAACCAAGTCGGGATTCGGCGCGGTGCTCGCAATGAGCCTTTCCAACTTCATCCCCAGCGTGACGGAAAACACGATCCCCGCCGCGAGGAAGGCCGTTTGGGACTTACGGGTCTCTCTGGGATTCATCGCGCTCCCCTATATCGACAAGCGCGAGCGACATCATAAGCGCGATAGGCCCTCGCACAACCCGTCAGCCGTTATGCTCCGGCGGACGGGCGCCCCGATCAATCACCCCAGTACGCGCGCAAGCCGTCACCACGCTCTGACCCGAGACGGGGGGAAAGAGAGCGAAAAAGGCCGTCGCCTCGCTCTATCTCCCCGTTATAAAAAAGGATTGCCCCTCATGGCCCGCAAGGCCCACGCGCCCACCGAAGAATCTCGCCTGTACGTCGAGCGAATGATCGCCAACGGCATGACGCGAGAGACGATCGCCCGCGTTATCGGCGTCGATCGCAAGACGCTCGAAAAGCACTACAGCCACGAACTCGACACCGGCGCCGAAGTCGCCAACGAAAAGGTGGCCGCGACTCTCTACGAAAAGGCGACCGACCCGAAAGGCGGAATGCCGACTGTCGTCGCCGCGATCTTTTGGATGAAGACCCGCGCGCGCTGGCGTGAGACTCAGGTCGTCGAACACGCCGGCCCCGATGGCGAGGCGTTGCCGCCCATGAACAACGTCGTGATCCTACCGGACAACGGCAGAGACCCTGGCCTCATTGCCCGCCTCGCTGCGCCGCCGATGAAACCGATCGAAGGCCGGGCGAAACAGCTTTCCCCGCCTCGGCCGAGCGATCCGCGATGATCCGCTTCGTGCGCCTCGCGCCCCTCAAAGATAGGGCTTGCATAATTCCCTTACGTTCGGTAGGGGATTGTACAAGGATCGTTTCCGAGGGCGCCATGTGCCGTTACATCGCCTATTTCCGGGTCAGCACCGCAAAGCAGGGCCGATCTGGCCTTGGGTTAGAGGCGCAGGAAGCGGCGGCGCAGGCGTTCATCGCCGGGCGCGGCGCGGACGCGGCGCTTTTGGCCTCCTACACCGAGGTTGAGTCCGGCAAGCGAAACGACAACAGGCCAGAACTGGCGCGAGCAATGGAACATGCTCGGCTGACTGGCGCGACGCTCCTAATCGCCAAGCTCGATCGCCTCTCACGCGACGCGCACTTTCTGCTTGGCTTGCAAAAGGCCGCCGTCAAGTTCACTGCCGCCGACATGCCAGACGCCGACAACTTCTCGATCGGACTCATGGCGCTGCTTGCGCAGAAAGAACGCGAGGCGACGTCGACCCGCACCAAAGAGGCGCTAGTCGGCGCCGCGAAGCGCGTAGCCGTGACTGGTCAACGCAAGCATCCCGAAATCAAACGCCTCGGTTGCCCGACCGGCGCGGCTCATCTTCGCAAGTTTGGCAACGGCCTCGCGGTCGACGCCATCAAGGCGAAGGCGCAAGAGCGCGCCGCCGGCCTCGCCGCAACGATCCGCGACTTGAAGGCCGAGGGGATCGCCTCGGCGAACGCTACAGCCGCCGCGCTCAACGCGCGAGGCTACGCAACGCCGCGCGGCGGCAAGTGGACGGCGCGATCCGTCCTGAACGTCTTGGCGCGCGTCGGATAGCAATTTGCGCCGACCGGCGAGGAAGGCTCAGACCTTTTCCGACGCTCGCCGACCGCCAGGCCATTGCATCAGGCACGCCGAAAGCGCTCGACCCTCCGCGGCGGATGCGAGTCGAGCGCCCTGCGACGAACAGGTTCAATAGGGCGACGTTGATCGCCGCCCCGCCGTGTCCCTCGCCGTAGCCGCACGCACGCAGGGCCGGCCCCGTCGCTACGGTGCGCAGCCGAAGCTACGGACGGCCGTCAGCGGGCTTCTCTGTCGATCCTTGACGCCCACCCGGCCAAGGAGCGCCGACCGCGTCGAGGCGCTTCGTCGGGCTCCGCAGAATTGCGTTAGTCGCGCCCCGAGCCCCGCGCCGCCTCCGCTCCACACCCTCATCGTCAAAAGGCCGCCTCGCCTTTCGCGACTCCGCTTTCAAAAATTTCCGAGAGGAAAAGGGCCGCTAGCCAATTCCGGCGACGGTCAACAAAGGAACTGAAAATGAATTTCCGAATGTGGCCGCCTTACGGCGTCGGCTATCAAACCGTCGTCGCGAACGGCCGAACCTACAACGGCGTACCAGGCACTTCGCAAGACATTCCCGATTTCGACGCTGCGGTTTTGGCCGCGAACGGCTGGACGAAGGTTTGCTGGGTCGGGCCGACGTCGAGTCGCCCAAATGCCAGCACGAACGGCTTCCTGCCGAACCGGATCGACCATTTCTACGACACGACGATCGCGAAGACGATCATGTGGGACGGCCAAGCTTGGCGGGACATCGCAACCGCGAACGCCGTCTGATCTCAACACGCACAAGGAATCGAAAATTGAACACGAAAACCAAGGACTCCGCGTCGATCGTGAGCGCGGCCCGGCAACGGCTCGCCTCGATGATTGCGGCCCGCGAAGAAATCTCAGCCTCCATCGAGCGGACGAATGCCGCCTTGACGCGCCTCGCCAGCCAGCAGACCGCCGAGGGGCCGCTGGTTGGCGAATTGGCGGCGCTGGACGCGGCCGAGGCCGCCAAAATGAACGACTGGGCGCGCAGCAGCGAGGGCGACGCTCCGCTTCCTGACGTTGCGAAACGCGAAGCGCTGAATCGCAAGCTCGCCGACGCTCGCGCCAAGGCCGAAGCGGCTCGCCGTGCTGAATCCGGCTTGCAAGCCGAGTTGGCGCGCGAAAGCGCCAAGTTGCCGGCGATTGCAAGAGCGATGGACATCGCCATCGCCGAAGTCCTCGTTGAGGAAGGCGACTCCCTTATTGCAGACTTTGGCGCCGCCAGCTTCGCAGTCACGTCAAAGAGAAAACGGATCGAAATCTTGCGGGACATCCTCATCGCCAAGGGGCAAGCCGGTGGGGACGGCGATCCGGGGCATCCATTCCGCATGCTGCTCCAAATGGTCGACGGTCGCTTGCAAGAAGAGGGAGGCCCGCGCGTGCCTGATCTAGATGCTGCCAACAGGCATCGCCTTGGCTGGCACACGCTTGCCGACCGATTGCGCTCGGACGCCAACGCGAAATTGGAGTCGTGAGCATGGACGATGTGAGAATCTTCGCACCGCTAGCGAAGGCGACCGAGCAAGACGACGGAACGTTGACCGTCGAGGGTTTCGCTTCGACCGAGAGCGTAGACAAAGCGGGCGAGATCGTCACCGCCGCTGCAATCGAGGCCGCGTTGCCAGACTTCTTCCAGCATGGGAGCGGACCGCTTCGCGAAATGCACCAACTGAAGGCCGCCGGCCGTGTGGACAAGGCCGTAGTCGATAGCAAGAAGCGAACCTGGATCAGGGCGACCGTTATTGACCCGCTCGCGATCAAGAAAATCTTGGCGCGCGTTTACAATGGGCTGTCGATCGGCGGAAAGACGCTTGCTCGCGATCGGAAGAATCCAAAGATGATCACGAAGCTGCGTCTGGACGAAGTGAGCTTGGTCGACACACCTGCAAATCCTGACGCCCTGTTCGAGATCGTCAAGGCGTCCGACGCCCAACGCGACTCCTTGCAATCAACCATCGTCAAAGACGTGCTGGCGAGCATGTCGGCCGACGATCGGGCTATGACCGTCACCAAGGCCGCGCTCCAATTTCCGCGAGTCGTGAACGCCGCCTTGGGGGTGCCGACGTGACCGGAGTCATATACGTCGCGCCACCTTCCCGAACGAAAGGCGCGAGCCCGTTGTCGGCGGCAATCGAGTCGCTCACAGCGAACATGCGGAAGCTCCCCGCTAGTCACAAGCGACTCGTCGCCGAGGAGAACTTCGCTGGAATCGAGAAATCGATCCGCGCACTCGAAAAGGAACTCGCCGACGCGATCGGCCGCGCGGCGAAAGAAGTCGCTCCGAGAAAGGCCAAATCCAAATGACAGAAGAAAAGCTCGTCCGAATCGTCGGTTCGCGAGGGACGGATGAAGTCAACCACGCGGGCGTGCGCTATCCAATCTCGCCTGATGGCGGTTTTTATGTCGACGCTGAGGCGGTCGAACCGCTCCTCAAGACGGGCGGTTTTGTCGTGAAGCCGCGTACCCAGACCGAAATAGTTGTCGACATCGCTCGACTCGTCGACACGCTCAAACCTGGCCGAATCCACGACCTTTTCAGCCGCGCAATTCTCGACATTTTCCCGGAAGCGCCGTCGTCGGCCCCGTCGCCCGCGCCTGTCCCCAGACTCTGATTGCAAATCCCGTCGCCGCTTCGACGCTTGGCCGCGTTCGCGGCGACGGTTGATCACGCGGCGCCGGTTTCCTTGTGCCGGCGCCGCGTTGCTTCTCTAAATTCGTTGCCGCGAAAGCAGTGGTCTCGGCGCTGCGTCTCGCGTCGGCGAAAGCGCCTCGGTGCCAGCTCCCCCGTGCTGGCGCCGAGGCTGCCTATTCGGTTCCCCCGACGCGCCGCCTTCGCGTTGGGGTCGAGGCGCAGCGGGGCCGGTTCTTTCCTCGGCCGGTCCCGCCGCTGCCCTCATGACAGATCGACATCGTTGGCGTCGACTCCTGAAGACGAAAGCGGAGTTGTTCCCGCGTCCTGACGATGTCGCTTGGCCGGCGCTCGGTTTCCTTTGTTCCCGAGCGCCGGTCCTTTTCAAGGAATTCCGATGCGCAACTATCAAATCCGCGATCCCATTTCGCGGCCGTTTCGTTCGCAGCCCGCAATCAGCTTTTTCTTCTCTCATTCGAACCGCGCGATCCCGCGCAAGGTGACTTTCTGATGGCTTCTTTGTCCAACATCCGCACCGGCGCCGCCGCTGCCGAGGCTCCGCTCGCCCCCGCTCCCGTAGCTCCCGCGCCCGCAGCCAACCCGCTCGCCGCGCCCGTCACGAACGGCGTCACCTTGATCGACGATCGCACCGCGAGTGTCGTCGACTCGCGCGGCCGGACGATCAAGATCAAGAAACTCTCGGCGCTCGACCGCATGAGGTTGTTCAAGGCGGTCGGCGCCGAGGACTCTGAAAACCGCCTGTTCATGTCCTATGCGAATGCCGCCGCCGCCGTGACGGAATTGGAGGGGATGTCCGTTTCGCCGGTCGCGAATCAAATCCAACTCTCGGCGCTCGTCGCGCGTCTCGACGAAGACGGCTTGGAAGCTGTCGTGAATGGCCTTGTCGCTCTCAATCCCGAGCGCGATGACGTGGTGACCGCCGCAAAAAACTGATTCGCCATTCACCCCTCAGAAGCCTCGCTTGGCTGGTCAAGAACGGCCTCGCCCTCAGTGAGATCGAGCGCTTCGACGAAGCCGAAATCCTCGCATGGAGTGTCGCCTTTGGCGAGGCTGACGGGGGTGAATGGGATTGGAGAGAATTGAAGTGGCGAGAGCGCGAAAAATGAACCGGATGAAGCGAGTCCCGACATGCTGACGTGCGCGGAATTCGCAAAGGTGCTTGGGCGCGCCGCCGAGACGGCGGAAGTCGGACTCGTCGAGCCGACAGAAGCCGTCATGACGACTGTCGCCGCCGAAGCGAAGCGCGTCATCGGCACGTACACATACGGATGGCCGCAACTCGCCGAGGCGACGCAAGCCGATCGCGTCGCCGGCGGCTTCTCGGAGAATGATCCATTGCTGCGGACTGGCGACATGCGCGCCAGCATCGCGACCAAGGCCGAGCCGATCGCAGGTGGTGCCGAAGGTCTCGTCTATTCCGATCAGAAGGAAGCCCTTTGGGCCGAACTCGGGACAACGGGACCTGGCCGCGGCCAGCCCCCGCGATCGTTCCTGTTCAAATCCCTCTGGCTGGCGACGCCCTTGATCGCCAAGACGTTCGGCACGTTCGCCGAAACACTGTTTGTTGGAAGAAACTGATGATTGAAGCCGGCACCGTTGGCGCACGATTCACGATTCTCGACGACGCCAGTCCCTTCCTCAAGCGGCTGATGGAGCAGTTCAACGCGCTACAGGGCGCGATCGAGCGGACGCAAGCGGCAATGAAGGCCCTGGTCATGCCGCCAGGACTAACGCGCTCGCTCGGCACGATGGAAAAGCGCTTCCTGGCAATTTCCGATGCATCCAAAGTTACGGGCGACGTCGCATCCGCGAGCTTCGCCAAGATCGACTCCGCGATGGCGGCGACCGCTGCGAATCTTGGCGCTGTCTCAAAGGAAATGAAAGCGATCGCCGCCGAGGCGCGGGCGATCAATGGCCCGCGAAATCTGAGATACGGCGGCGGCTCGCGCACTGGCGGCCATGGCGGCGGCGTTTACTTCGGCGGCGCGGCCGTTCCGCTGCCCGGCGATCAACACGCCCATATCAGCGGCACGCCCGCGATTGCCGCCGCTGGCGCGCTCGCCTACGGCGCTTATGAGGAAGGGAAGATTCAGGACTTCGCGAACCGCATCTTTCTGACCGGCGGTCTGACGACCGGGAACCTGACTGCGAATCCGCTTTACGGGAAGATTCGCGACTCCATCCTCAAAGCCTACGTCATGACCGGCCTGCCCCTTGAGCAAATCGAGGAAGGCATCTTGACCGGCACGCGCGGCCTCGCGGGTATCGATCTTGAGAAGCGCTTGGCGCTCATGCCTGGCTTGCTCGCGGCGTCCGCGACCGAGGCGTATCTAAAGAACGGCACGACGATCCCCGAGGCGATGCAAGCCTTCGTCGGCCTCGCGCACATGGAGGGCAAGTACAGCCCCGAGGAAATCGCCAAGCTCGCCGGCCACTTCGCCTATCTGTCGACGACGACTCCCGTGTCAGTCGAGCAGATCGAACGCGCCGCGTCTTACGCGATTCCAATGCTCCGAACTGCCGACTTCGACCCTGAGCAGCTGTTGCTCATGATCACGTCGATGCAGCGCGCCGGCATCATGAACACGAAGTCGGGAACTTGGCTGTCTCAGCTTGCGACTCAGTCTTTTCCCGGCACGTCGCTGATGAGCAAGATGCTCTTTGCTCGGCATGAAGGCGCGTTGCGAGACCTTGGGCTTATCGACGCGCACGACAAGCCGACATGGTTCACTGACGGCCGGCCCGATTTGGTGAAGATGACGACGCTTGCCGGCGAAGCGATCGAAAAGATGGACCCGGCGCACCGGCTTGCTATCGAGAAGGCGCTATGGGGACAGCAAGGCGGGCGCGCCGCCGGTTTCTTCGCAGACCCGACGAACCGGGCGATCATGGGCGCGGTCGCGGGCCAAGAGAAGAACTTCATTTCGGGCGAGGCGATGTGGAAGCAGTCGCTTGAAAACTCGCCGGTCGTTCAATTCCGCGTCGCCTTCGCCGGCCTCAACGTCGAGTTGATGAACCTCGGTTCGAATGTGTTGCCCTACGTGACAGGCGCATTGAAGAAAGCCAACGATACGCTCGGCGGAAAGGGCGAGTTGGGCGTTCTCGGCGCCGGCCTGTTGGGGTGGATGTTCAAGGGCGCGCTCTGGAACGGCGCTAAGGCCGGCGCCAGTCGCCTCTTGGGTCTCGGCGGCCCATGGGGATGGGCTGCGTCCGCTGCGGTTGTGGCCGCGCCCTCGGTCTATGACGCCATGCTTCGCGACGACGTCGAGCATCCTGGCCGGCGGCTCTACATCGATCCGGCGGACATGGAACGGGCGCGGCGCAGCGAGATCGAATTCCGCGCCGATCCCGAAGGGGCGCACGGCCGCGTCATGTCGAGCGGCGCATTCGCGCGAGCGCAAATGCCGCCGCCTGTCGTCAACACGAAGGTCAACGTCTATGTCGACGGCAAGCTCATCCCGTCGACCTCGCGCGTCGTCAATGACTCGTCCGGCTTCGATGGGCGGGCCGATCCGCCATACCCCGACATCACTAGCTGGCGCTGAGTCGTCGTCATCCTCAGGGGTTTCGCGATCCGAGATCACGAAATCCCCGACGAGATTCCGGCCGGCATCGCTGATCTTGTCGACGCCGCAATCAGCGCAGTTCGATCGCGCCGCGCCGAAACCGCAACACGCGGGGCTTCTGTGCTGTCGCGCCGACGTGGGCCAATTCCAGAAGGCTGGGGGCCGGCGCCACCGTTTGTCGCGGCTGGGTTTTGTTTTCCCTAGTTTCCTAAACGCAGCAAAGAGGTGACAATGCCACGCAACTTTGATCTGTTAGGGTTGTGGGAGGCATACATGGCGGATATTTCTCAATCTCTTTTGATCAAGTATGGACTCGCAAATCGGCCGTCCCAAGGGCAAACGCAAGAATGGGCGCTGTTAGCAAGACAATACGCGAGAGAAGGTGCCAACTCGGAAGTTGCGGGAGAGAGGGCCGCTCAAGCGCTGTTTCGTGATTATCGAACCAGACATTACGCTTCTCAAGCGGATACAATTGAGATGCTTCTGAGAGAAATAGATAAAAAATGAGTGACATACCAACGTGGGCTGACATTGTAGCATACGGCAAAGCCGCTGCTCCTACTGGACTTGTCACGTTCATTTTGGGAGCGTTGTTTTCGAGGGCTATATATACAAAGAAGGAACGCTTTGACGTCAATCAAGTAAAATATAAAAATGGAACCGAACTCGCCGAGGCGCAAAATCAAGCGTATCAGGAATTTGTCGCTGTAATGGGAGCAGCTAGAAATTCGCAAACAATCACGTTTGATGATTTTGTGGCGATCGCCTCGAAGGGAGAAACATATTTTTATCAACTGAAAACGATAAGTGACGCGATTTTGGGAAATAAAATCGATCCGACAATGAGAGATAATACGTTTGTCCCTATAATAAGAGAGGCCGTTGAGAGGTTATTGCCACTATACTACCAGACGCTTATTAATACTGCCATGAAGAATGAATATGTGTATAGCGGGGCGTTAAGGCGAGAGAATTACTTAAGTTTATTCGGAGTGGCGGAAAAGTATAAAGCCTAGATTTCAACTTTTCTAGCACCCCTTCCATTGGTTCGACTCTGTTGTCGCCAAACCAGCACTGACCGTCAACATATTTTGCTCGGCGTTCGAGACATGGCGTTGCTCTCGTGGGAGCCATTTCGCCGGGAAAGGTAATGCGTTCTTGTTTTGTTCGCTGCGCTGAGTTACGGTCGCGTCATGACCGATGCTGCCGATCGCCTCACGCCCGCGACGCCCGACGAACTTACTGAATCGCTCGCCTTCGCGCTGTGTTTTGACGGGCGTAAGCGTAAGCATGACGCCAATCAGTTGATGGCGCGGATCGTTGCCGAACGGCTGACGCAATATCTGGACGGCGCGGGATTCGTGGTGATGAAGAAACCTCCGGCCGTCATGGCGGCGACGCAGTGGCGACCGCAGGCGCAGGATGACCAGACACGATAACCGGCGCAGGTTCACGCCGCGCTCCGACGCAAGCGCTAAGGCTCCGACGGCTCGTCGTCCCGTTTCCCTCGCGCGACGATGCGCGGCGGGTTATCCGGCTATTGCCGTTGGTGTAACGCTTCCGACTGTTGCTTGGTTTGACGCCTGAAAGCGACGGGCGTTTACTCGTGCCGTGCTTCTTCACTTGGCACCAGAGTGTTTGCCATATGCCTAATTCTATCGACGGTATCTACACGGCGTACCTGACCGGCAAGGCCGGTAGCGGTTTTGCGATGTTCGTCATACGTCACGATGTCATTGTGGGTTCTGACATGCTTGGCGCGGTGTTTGATGGAACTGTCACGCAAGGCGAAGCCGGAGGATTTAACGTACGCATGTCCGCAAAGCTGCCTCCAAATTTGCCTCTTATTCAGGGTGGCGCGACGGGACCTAATGGGGACACTTCGGAAAATACATTCTCCCTCCCGCCGAATTTCTTGTCGGAGGCGTTTATTCGTATTGAGGGGAAGCAGGGCCCTCTTAACGCTAAGCTAGTGAAGCTCAGGGACCTAGATGACTGACATTTTGGCGCTCTTTGCCGCGGTCGCCTCTGCGGTAGCCACATTCTTCGTGGCGTATGCTTCGTGGCGTGCGCCTCGCGCAGCGGCGGAGCTGGCGGAAAGCCTTCGGCGCGCCGCCGAATCTATAAACGAGCGCAAACGTCAGAAATTCTTCATACTTGCAACATTGATGCAAGAACGAGCCGCAATATACACCGAAAATGGCGTTAGAGCGTTGAATATGATAGACGTAGTTTTTAATGACTCACGCGCGGTTCGCGAAGCGTGGGCGGAATTATATCTTGCATTCAATAATCAACAACTTATGCGTGGCCCCGGTCACGACGATAAACTGCGTCAACTTCTTGCGGCAATGGCTGAGGACGTTGGGTTGGCAGATCAAATCCGAACTGCTGACCTAAGCCGCGTCTATTTTCCGGAAGCGCTAAGCCAGGAACGCCTCATTCGTGACTTGGAGCGTCAGCAGGCACTTGCGCGACTTCAAGGCAATGCGTCGCCTTCCGCCAATACTGCGCCGCAGGTAGCTCAGCTATTTCCTCCTCCGCCCGCTTAGCGGCAACTCTGTTTCTCCCCGTGTCGACGCGGAAGACGGCCAGCGCGTCGAACCGTCGCAGGCGCAGTGCGAGTGCGCCTCACAGCCACGGAATTCGGCCCGGAAGCGTATCTCAGAATCTCTTAGGGGCATATCGATGGAAACAGTCGCGGACGCTCATATCTTCGGGCATCACCTCGGCGTGGCCGTTACGTGTAAGGTTCGGCACAGGTTCGAGATCAATCCCGCAGGTCGCTCAAAATCAGTTGGCACATGGGAGATATTTGACGTGTCGCATGCGTTGCCCGATGGCACATACACGATCGACGCCGGGGGCCATGGCGGGTGGCTCGCGAACTACAATAGCGGGAAATGGACTCAAGTCCGTCGCTAGTCGCGTCATTTGCGATTGAACATTTCAAAGGTTCGATCTTCCGGGTCAATGGCCGCGCCGGCGCCCGCCCCTTCGACCGGCTCAAATTGAACTGAGTGCTGGGGAATCCACCTAGTCTCATAGTGCGAGAACTGAACGCGGATCATCGGATATCCGTCGCCGTCACTCCTCAGCGGCTCGGACTCGATTTCAACAACTGTGCCGATATCGTCTGTGCCGTAAGAAACCCGATCGCTCAGGCGCTTTAAGCGATAGCACACGCCTCCGCCGACGAAGACTAGACCGGCGGACGTGAACGCTCGCACTATCGCGTCAACCGTGGGTTTGTTAGCCGTCACCTCGCCGGTCCGCGCCTCAATCCGTTTGATCGTCGCGAGCGAGACGCCCGATTGCTTGGCAAGCAATTTCTGCTCCCAACGAAGCATCGCGCGCGCAGCCCTGACCTGGTCGCTTGTGATCACTTCCCACCGCCAAACCCGAGAGCCTGCGGAGCTTATACGACACCTCAGGAGTTGACAAGATCGTCACCAGAGCGCATATGAGTCCTCAGGTGTCGCATCACGCGATACCAAGGGGGCAACCAGCGATGCCGAAAAGCGAACTCTTAAACCAAGGCCGACCCGTAAACGGACGCCTTCCATTCGACGCGATCCTTACCGCGCTTGAATGCGAGCATGATGCAGCATGGGACCGCCTAGAAACTCGCGGTCTGGGGGCCGTGGAATTTGGCGCCGCCGAATTGAATGCGGCGGCCATGATCCAAGCTATCGCGGCGATCCCCGCGCAAACGTTGGCCGGCATCAAGGCCAAGGCGAAGGCGCTGTCTCGGCACACTGGCCCGACGCCGGACGGTCCGCTGTTGATGACCACATCAGAAAACGAAGCAAGCCTCGCGGCATCGATCCTGCGCGACGTCATCGCGCTCGCCTGAGCGCACTTCAACATCAAGGGAAGACCAAAGTGACCGACAAACCCCAATCGTTATCGGCGCGAATCCGCGCCGGCGATATTCCCGCGTCTTTGCAGGCCATATCAGACAATCCCGCCATCAAGGCGATGGTCGCGACTACAACGGAACTGACCAACTCGCCCGCCCTCGCGGATGCAATGAAGATGAGCAAGGCTGCGCCCCGGACAGTCGACATCACGAAACTTCCTCCGAGGAAAATTGCGAAAATCTTGGCCCTTCAGGCGTCTTTGAATCAGATGTTCGGCACGCCCACTCCGGCCCTCAAGATGCCGCCGGCGCCGCTCCAAAGGGAACCGGACAAAATGCGTGAGCTTGCAGACATCTGGTTCGCCGCTGGCAAGTGCGCCAAATCGCTCGCCAGCAGTGAGGGCGAAGGGTGGTCGAAGTCGCGGTACCTCGATGCGTTTATACGGATTTCAGACCTTGCCGAAACATTGGCGGATAGGATGCTCGGCGAGGGCAACGCGAACGATCTGCTGTCAAACGGCCCCTATGACCCCGAGGTTCGGAGGATGCATCGCGACTTCGCACCGAAGCCCGACTGAGGCGGCAGAACAGACAACGGGGCCGTGCCCCTCTTTGGAGCCGAGACAATGGCCAACGACTGAAGGCCGCCGGAAACACTCCGGCGGTCGTCTCGCGAAACGAGGGGTAGCATGACGACGAAACGTATTCATCAGGGCGAGCCTCGCGGATTGTCGCGCGACGGCGCCGCCGCCTACATCGGAATTGGCACGACGCTATTCGACCGGCTAGTTGATAGCGGAATGCTTCCGAAACCCGCGCGACTTGAGGGCCGCGTGATTTGGGACCGGCGCCGGCTCGATCGGACCCTCGACGAACTGTTCGACAGGATCGATTCGGACGATCCGTTCGCAAGAGTCGCCGCGTGACCATGAAACGCTCTGGCCTTCCGCGATACGTCATCTTGGACATGGACCGCAACGGAGGCTTCCGGCTGCGTTACCGGCCGCCGGGGGAGCCATCGCGTAATCTGCCCGTGCCGTTCGGGTCGGACGCCTTCTGGCGAGCCTACGCAGCCGCTAGGGATGGCCTTCCCGCACCAAGGGCTACAGATGACCGTCCGAAGGCGAGAGCCGCCGAAGGAACCCTTCGATGGCTTGTCGAAGCCTACTATCGCAACGGCCCTGACTTCGTTGGCGCCGAGCCGCTTACGCAAGCCGATAAGCGGGGCGTCCTTGAAGGAATCCTCAAAGAGCAGCTTGCTCCCGACAACCCGCTTCTGTTTGAGGCTTGCCCGATCAAGAGCTTCACGCCGCGCCACGCCGTCGCGCTGCGGGATCGCAAGGCGTCGCTTCCAAACGCGGGAAACAAGCGACTACGCTATCTCAAGATGCTGTTCGAGTGGGCCGTTGAGGCGGGCCACGCCGGATCGAATCCGCTTGAGAAGGTTAAGAAGCTGAAAGCCCCTCGGAAGGGCTTCCATGCTTGGACGCCGGAGGAAGTCCGCAAATACGAGATCAAGCATCCGATCGGAACGAAGGCCCGTCTCGCACTGGCCCTGATGGCGTTCACGGGCCTTCGCGTTTCCGATCTCCGACAAGTCGGAAAACAGCATATCCGAGACGGCTGGCTTGAGCTTCCGCAGCACAAGAACCGAAAGCGCGCGCCGAAGACAATTCGCGTCCCGATCCTGCCCGAACTGCAAATGATCATCGACCAATCGCCGACCGGCGATCTGACGCTTCTCGTCACCGAGTCCGGTCGTCCCTTCTCCATCAAGGGCGCGGCGAACAAGGTCAAGGATTGGTGCATTGCGGCTGGCCTGCCTCATTGCTCGGCTCATGGCGTCCGCAAGGCGGGTGCGACCGTGGCCGCCGAGAACGGCGCAACAGAAGCGCAGCTAATGGCGATCTTCGGCTGGGAGGACGCGAAACAGGCGGTCACCTATACGCGCTCGGCACGGCAAAAGAAGCTCGCAGGAGACGCCATGCCCCTGATGGTGCCGAGGGGCGAATGA